GTTCCTGTTACTGTTGATGATAAGACTTGTGTTGCAAGTCCTTTTGATCCTGTTGAATCTGTCACTGATGATTGTAAAGTAATATTTGAAGGAAATATTTCCTCACCTTGTGCGACTGGATATGTTAAAAAATAATTCCGTCCATTTGCTATGGTTAAAGCCGTGCTGTCCGCGGCCGGAAATACCGAATTATCAAATATCGGTAATGTTTCTGTTGGGGGTGTATATACTGCCATTATTATATAATATTGAAAATATGTTTTTATATGTATTAAATATATAAAAACATATTTCATTATTTATTATAATGCCTAGACAAAAAAAAGTTGGATCAACTAGTGAGATTATTAACTTTTATGAAGTTATCCCTAAAAAATATTTAGAGGAAGTAGATAATCCTAATGAACATTTACATGATATAAAAATACCTTTTAGAATGTGCATCGTAGCACCATCGGGAAGTGGTAAAACAAATTTCTTATTAAATCTTATTAAAGTATTTAGTGCTGGTAATAAAGGAACATTTTCAGATATTACAATTGTTACAAGAAATAAAGATGAACCGTTATACAATTATTTAAGTGGAGAATTTGAACAGATACAAGTTAAAGAAGGAATGCATTCAACACCTAAACTTGATGATATGGATAAAAAATATAATCATTTAGTTGTTTGGGATGATTTAGTATTAAGCAAAGATTTAAAACCTGTAGAGGAGTATTTCATGAGAGCACGAAAGAAAAATTGTTGCGTTATATTTTTATCGCAGGATTATTATGGAATCCCTAAATTTATCAGAAAGAATAGCAATTATTTAGTTTTATTAGACCTTGGAGGATCTAAAAGAGAGCAGACCGCTATTTTAAATGAATGGTCATCAGATTTAGATAAGGATGAACTGAAAGCCGTTTATAACGATGCAGTATCAGTTGATTTAAGACCATTAATTATTACAGGTGGTAAAACCAACCGTAATAAAAAATATAGAAAAGGTTTTAAAGAATATTATAATTTAGATACATTCTTAAAAGGTATTCCTAGAACTACTTCTAGTGGTTCTAAAAAAAAGAAACAAGAATATGAAAGTGATAGTGATTAAGATTTTTGAATATAAACATCTTTCTGATGTAATGATGAACCCATTGCGGTGAAATCATCTTTCATGTCTTTATCACCTTGAATTGATGGTTGATACTTCTCTGACATATATGTGTGTCTGAAACCGTTCACACCCATTTTAGATCCTACAATCTTTTCAATTCGTTGGTTTAGTGTTACATTAGATAGTTTATTTTGATGAATATCAAATAATAAATAATCTGTAGGGTTTATTTTAATCCATTTATTAATAATTGTTTTTAATGATTTAGGTATTGTTATTCTTTGTTGTGCGTATGTTTTTGCCGTTTTATAATTATTAAAAACAAATTCATTTTTATCGATGTAATTATCTTTATCCGCATTAATACGATCTATTTTAAATTCTACATAATCTTTAGCACGTCGTGGAGGGATGTATAAACCGCAATACAGAACCATAATAATATAATTTTGAATCTCTTGTACCTCATGGTAACTTAAATCACCCTTTTTATATAAACTATTAGCCCTTTTTCTTAAATTTTTGAATATTTTATCGATGGTATTTCCATCTATAAAATTCTCCTTTTGTTTTTCTGTCTTTTCTTGTTGATGTGATTTTATTTGTGCTGACTCTATATCAGTCAACATTAAATCACGATACTTCTTGTTGTCTGTTAAAACTACTAATGCCGCAAGGATGGTTTTACGTCTTTTAGGTTCATAATCTTGTAAATATTTAATTATTTTATTTGTGTTATTAAACCCTTCTTTACTATACTCATCGTCACCGAAAACATGTTGATATAAATTGGTCAAGATTGAGTTATATGTTTTGATACTACTCTCAGATATATTTGGTTTATTTTCTTTGATTATTGTTTTAATATTCATTACTATTCTTACTTAATTTTTGTTTATATCTCTTTCCTTTAATCATAAAAAATATACCTTAAACAATATCCAATATATCCAAAAAAGCCAAAAAAAGTTAAAATTTATAAACTTATCTAAGAAAGCATTCCTAGGGGTAAGTTTTGAAAACGGCAAATTTATTGGATTGTTGGATATATTGGATAAGATTTTAAAGAGTAGGGAGTAAATAAAAGATATGAACAAGGAAAAAGAGGTCGAAAAGTATTCAAACCCGCAAAAAGTACATGAATTAGCTAAAATGATGAAATTAAATCCCGTTGAAATCTCAACTAAAAAAGATAAGAAATATATGATATATGATAACAATGGACATGTAATTCATTTTGGGGCTATGGGTTACATTGATTATACTAAATCAAAAGATAAAACTAAATTGAATCATTTTATGCATCGCAACCATAAATGGTATAATGCTCCAAAATATACACCGGCTTATCTTAGTGCATATTTATTATGGAATCCCCATTTTTAATGTATATAAAAAGAAATTTATTTAAATATAATAATGGTTAGAAAAACAAAAAATCAATTGTACGTTCCAGAAAATGATGAAGCATATAATGATGAAGATTTTTATGGTGAAGGTATACATATTCACGGAGGTGCACTTGCTGGTAATGAAATTAGAGGGTTACTAGATGCAAGTTATGATAAAACAGTAAAAAACGTTGATGGTGGATGGGTTAAAGATGAAGATCTATCAACAGGCAAATCAAAAGTATTTTATAATCCTGAAACAGGTAAATCGTCTGTAGTACATCGTGGAACTGTAGGTACTTTATCAGATTGGAAAAACAATGCTGTATATGCATTAGGAGGTAAAAAAGCTTATAAAGATACAAGTAGATATAAGCATGCAAAAGATGTTCAAAATGCCGCAACAGAAAAATACGGCAATGATAATCTCATCACATTAGGTCATTCACAAGGGGGTTTACAAGCTGAATTATTAGGGAAAAAAGGAGATGAAACAATTACATTAAACAAAGCAACAAGACCCTTTAGTAATACACCATCAAAAAACCAAACAGATATTAGAACTACTACAGATTTAGTAAGTGCTATGAATCCTTTTAGTAAAGCAAAAAATACTGAATCAATTAGTTTAAAAGGATTCAATCCATTAAAAGCCCATGCAACAACATCCTTAAAGAAATTAGGTAATAAAATGATTGGTAAAGGAATGTGTTCATGTTGTGGTAAAAAATGTTCTTGTTGTGAATGTAGTAGTAGCGATGAAGAAAGTAGTAGCGATGAAGAAGAATATGTTCCACGTAAAAGAGGACGTCCAAAAAAAGGTGGTGCTATCTTAGGAAAGATTGAGAAAGGTTTCAAAAAAGAAATTATCAAACCGTCAAAAGAAGCGGTTAAATATGTAAGTACTAAAGATGGTTTAGCAACTGATTTATTATATAAAGGTGTACCAATGGCATTAGGAACACTTGGAGGGGTTGCGGGTGCTGTTGCAACAGGAGGACCACTTGGAGGTGTTGCGGGTAACTATGCAGGACAGATGGCAGGTAAAATGATAGCACAAAAAGTAGGTCGTGAAACAAAGATGGGTTCTGAAGCACAAAGGGGTGTAGGTACAAAGAAAAAATCATCAACTAAGACAGTAAAGAAATATTTAACATCTAAAAAAGGTGGTTTAGCATCTGATTTACTACATCGTGGTGTTCCAACTGTTTTAGGTGGGATAGGTGGTGTTGCTGGAACGATGGCTACAGGTGGACCTATTGGAGGTGTTGCGGGAGCACAAGCGGGGACAATGGCAGGTCAATTAGCAATGGATGCTCTTGGTAAAAAGATTGGTGTAGGAATTAAGAAGTGTGGACGACCTAAAAAAGGATCACAAGAAATGAAAGATAAAATGGCAAGTTTAAGATCTATGAGATCTAAAAAATAGATTTATTATATATTAATGAAATGTTACATATATCGTATACAAGATAACAATGATCCAAAACAGTTCTATATTGGTAGTACATTAAATTTATCAAGAAGAAAGAGTCATCATAAAAAGAACGTAAAGAATAAGGTAGGTAAATTATATTGGACTAAATTATATAAATATATACGTGACAATGGAGGTTGGGATAATTTTACATTTACGAAAACACATGAGATTGACATTGAATGTTTATCACAAGGAACAGGATTTGAACAAACCATTATAGACGAATTTCAACCGCCTTTAAATTCTATAAGGTCATCAAAAATAGTTAAGGAAATCATATTATTATAGTATAATGAATATAATATATTTTTTATTTATGTTACCTATTAATCGTAAATATGAAACAATCTTATCAAAAACCAATGCTAATCTCGATTTTAAAGAATCTAATACTTCTGTAAGTTTTAAATATTATAAAAAAATATTAGAAGAACGTAAAGAAAGGGAAAGACAAAATAGACATAAAGAAATATTATATTAATAGTATAATGGAAGAACCACAACCTACCGAAGAACTTATTGTTGTACCTACAGAAGAACCTACTGTTTTACATACAGAAGAACCTACTGTGTTACATACAGAAAAACCAACAATTATTCAGAACTCTGATTATTTAGCAAAAACTGACATTGAATGGGTTAAGGATATTCAATATCAAGAACCAAATCAATTTGAAAAAGACATGTTAAAAGGAACTCTATCACCTGAAGAACTTTTAGCAAATGAAATGACAGAAGAGAAACAACAACTAATTAAAATTAATGATATCAAAGTTAAAATTAAAGTTGTAGCACTAAATGTTATGGGTGAATCACCTATTCAAAACACCTCACTCTTTTCACAACTAAAGAAAAAGACTCTTCTTGATACAATGAATAGTATATACCAAAATGTTTATATGGTTGATGAAAACAGACTAACAGAAATGTTTAATGTAGTTTGTCAAACTAAAGTGTTTGGTGATAATTATGACTACACATCATATCCTGTATATGCATGATAAATATTACTAATAATAATAATCTATTTAAAAACTTATTATTATTAATATCTAATATGAGTGGACAACCTAATCGATATGCAAATAGTGCAGAAATGTTTAGAAATCAATACATGGATGCATTAAACAGTAGAGCAAATGTAGATGATTTTAACCTACAAGCAAATAAAAATTTTAAAGCAACAGGGTCACTTCCTCCTTCAGTGTCAAAACAAGTGGATAATAGAACTACAACTGAAATTTTAGCTGATACAGAAAAATTAAAATTAAATATTATTTCAGAATTAAAACCAGTAATGAATTCAGGAACGGCTTCTGTAGTTGTTCAAAAAATACAAACCGCTCCTATTAATGCTGATGGATCATTTTTAGTGTGGATAGCACAAAATATACCCGAAATTGTCAAAAGTTTAAAAAAGAAATATGCAATAGGTATTAAAGGTGATGCACAAGATGCGACAAATATTGTTATTTTTCTTACAGATATGTATAGTAAGATTAAAGATTATACAGGAACAGTAAAAACATATTTTGATACTGTAGGTGATTCTAAAACAGGACTTAAAGAGGGAGATCTTGATGCATTACGCAAAGAATATGAAGTTATTGTTGCACGTCTTAAAACTAAAGTGCCAAATTATAGAGAACCAAATGAGAAAAAAATTAATGATTTGGTGATGTCAACAACTGAAAAAATTTCTGGATTATTTGTATTAATAACGTCGGAAAATTATAAAAGAATAATTAGTGATTTATTAGGAATTAATGGTGCATTGGAATTAACAGCCGTTAACGGTGTTAATGATGTTTCAAAATTAGCTTTTGAATTTTTAGATTCATTACCATCTGTACCAATAGTAAGAACAATGTATAAACAATTAGAAAAATCATTGGAAAATAAAAATACAAATTTATCAGTTAATATTTTACAAAAAATTTATGATTTATTTCCTGATATATCAAAAATAGTTGAAATACAAAATGCATTAGTATTTATTAGACCAGATTTTAGACCGAACGGAAAATTAGAAACATCACCTGATTTATCAGGTGTATTTCCAAAAAATTTATCTGATTATAATGATACATTTATAAATGTTCAAGATGCAAAACTATCAGGACGGTATCAAAATTTAGAAACTTTATTAAAAGGTAATTTTGTTATGGCAGCATATGAAAAAGCAGTGAGAGATACAGAAAATCAGTTTATTCAAGGATTAACAAATGCCGAACGAAGGTCATTATTAAAAGATATACAAGTTGAAGAAGAAAATTTTAGAAGTCAAGTTTCAAAAATTCTTAATGAAATAGAAAAATTAAAGAATCAAAAATATGATATGGATGTTCGTTCTAAACAATACAGTGATATATTATTTCAAATTGAAAATAAATATAATGAATTAGGTTTAATTCAGGATGATTATCGTTCTTTTATTAAAGATGTAGATGATCAAACTAATATTTTAGAATATGCTGATAAAGGATTAGAAAATTTTTTCAAATATGCTAATAAAGTATCTCAAACTAATCGTGATTTAAATTCTATTTTTAGAACTGATACAGGTGATATACAAACAGTTAATGATTTAGTTGATTTGAACCCTACAATATCAACACCAAAACGTTTACCATTAGGAAAGAAAACATTAGATGAATTAACATCACAACCACAACAACCACAACAACCACAACAATCTCAACAGCAAATATCAAATACAGTTCAATCAATGATGAAACAAATGAAACAATATAATGATGATAAAAGGGCAATTGAAAAAGAACTAAATACAGTATCATTAACAATCAAGGAAGAATCTGACCTGCGTAATGATTTAGATGAACTTAAAGAAGAAATGAAACGGTTATCAAAACAAATTAATGACGCTGGTGGATATAATTTTAGTAGTATCACATCACCACCTTTACCTCCTAAAAAAGATATATCAATAAATTTAAATCAATCATATGAGGATGAATTACTTCGTATTGAAAGAGAATTGCAAGATACGGATTATGAGGTTTCTCAATTAGGAGCTAGACCAGTAAATAACCCAGTTGCACAACGACTTTATGATGAAGAAGCTAATAGAATTGATATGAGAATATACAGATTAGAACAAAAAGCTAAACAAATAAAACAATTAATGTTTAAACCAACAGGTTCAGGACTTAAAAAAAGACGTGGACGCCCTAAAGGTTCAGGAATTGCTTTTAAAGATAATATTGATCATGCTAAAGGAATTCAACCAGCTAAAAAATATCATCCTTTTGG